CTTGAATGCTTCTATATTCTTTGCATGGTCATCGATTAAAATATTAGGTCTTTTGTCTCGACCATCAACTGCAAAGTTTGATTTGTTAATTCTCTTTACTGCATATATCCTGTTTTCGGACACTCTGAAATGTTTTTTCATCCATATCTTCTTGTCATCTGGTGCTCGATCAGCAATTGGCCCTCTTGATTCATTCTGTCTTGGTACTGCGGTTAGAATAAACGGATCATATTTTCCTATAAATCTCCACAATTCATGTGCATCGGGCATAGGTGGTAGTATTGCAAACATATTCTCTGGAAGAGATGTCCAATATTTGTCCTTAAATGGATGACCTAAATGCCCCATTGTGAACTTTACAAAATCTGCAAGAACACCATCCATATCACAATAGATAGTTGGTGTATCAAATTCTACTAAGTAATCTTTAAACGTTTTCATTTCTTTGCCTGTGATTGAACTAATTTTCTAATGTAAATTTCTAAATCCATTTCATTATCCCAATACTGTCCTTTAAACCCATCTGTCTTTACTTTCTTGAGAAAATCTTCGTAACCCATATAATCATCCTCATCTGGATCACCAGAACTTGATGATCTGTGCCAAGCATCACTATCTAGGAGATGAACCTTTTGTATCTGAACCATATTGACAATGATTTCATCCCATGATGTGTCTGTCCTTCTTCTGTTCAAGTATGATCTGAAAATACTCTGAAGACTCTTCACATTGGCCTTCATTACCTTCTCAACTCCGTCAATATAATCCTTAACAAGATTGCCCATTATCTTTCTATAATCTTTTTCTTTCTTCAACCAAATTCCCATGTTCTGCCAATATTTTCCAAGATCTTTTTCAGTAGCATTATATAATTCTACTTTATGTGCGTGTTGGCCAGGAAGATATTTTTTAAGAAGATCTTTTATCAACTCAAAAAGAGAATTTCTCTTTCCATCACCACCAATCATCGCATCAATATCATCTTGTACTCTATACATTCCTCCAAAATAACTAAGTTGAATCCACCTTCTGCCAGTTTTGTCTGGTGAACTCATCACATCTTCTCTCCATGCAGAAAGAATGTTTGCATCTAACTCAAGAACTACTCCACCTTGTGTTTGTACACCTCTTGACATATATTTGCCATGCATTTCAAAGAATGCAGAGATTGACTTCTTTTGCCCCTGCATCTTTTTAATACCTTCATATCCCTCTACATCTGTTACATGAAAGCAAGTTGTCCGAAAATCATCCAGCCCTATTCTTCTGAAGATAGGAGTAGACATCGGCAACCAAAGACCAGTTAATCCTATTCCCATATCAAATAATTTGTCAGATAGACTTCCTGCCCATCTGACCTCTTCATCTAGGTATTCTTTAAACTGAAGCATTTTCTAGAGTCTCAATCAATTTCTTCTTGTTTTGTTTACGATCCAACTCTATACCAAGAGAACGACCATGTTCTTCCAACTGTTTCTTAGTCATTGTTCTAAGATCAACATTTGGTTTTTCTTCTTCCTGTTTCAATCCTTCATTATTAAAGACTGCTTTAATCATATTAATTATAGTATCAAACATACCATCCTTTCTCAATTATTACTATTATTTGTTTATTCTTCTTCTTTACCTTGTGCCATATCCCGATACATCTTTTTCATTTCCGCAGGAGTGACCCTCTCAATTTCAATTTCTTTAATTGCATCTGGTTTCATAATTTTTCTCATGTTTTGTTTAACTTGAGATTCACTTGCTGCTTCTATGAATGTTGGTGCAACATCTGGAATATTTACTTTGAAGAATGCTTCTCCTAAGAATTCTTTGAATGTTTTCATTCTGGCCTCGTTATACTGTAAACCTTTTCTATTTGTTTCTCTAATATCGGAGTCCTGTTGGGCCAGTAAATGTATTCTTTGTCTGCATTTTTCATCAGACCATTCAACATCGGTATAACCAAACTCTCCAACTCTTTAAGTTTACCAACGAACTTTTCGTTTAGTTCGCCCTTTCTCTCTTCTACTTCATCTATAACTGCACGTATTGAACTTCCTTGTTCATTCAACGCATTTGCTACTTGAGAAGATTCCATTGCAAGAATCTTATCTACTTTCCCTTCTAATCGGGAAATCTTTTCTCCTGTCTCATCAAACAGGCTTGTATCTTCTTTATCTCCAAGTGTCTTAATTAAACTTGAGATAGAATCTATCTTTTTACTCAACTCATCAAACTCATCTGATGATACACTAGATGAGGGAGTTGGTTCTGAATCTGGTTGTGTCTTTTTGAATTCTTCAGTAGATACTGCACTAAACCCAAAATCAAAATCGTCTGCCATATGTTTCCTATTTAAATATTCTCAAAAATCAGTAGTGTCACCCATCTGCGGATGACACTACATCTTCATCTTACATAACTTTTACAGGGTAGGTGCTTTGCATTTTATTAACAGATCTGACTCTATCTTCCGTAGAATCGTGCCGTTTATAAAATTCCTTCAATGCATCTTCTTTAGTTTCCGCCTCAACTTTATCCACACCGATATGCCAAGGGGGAAGTGTCTTCTCGTACTGTATTGAGTACATTTGACTCTCCCTAAAGATGATTTGTATTTTGTGTCGCAAGTTTCATTATATTACACCTATTTATTTTTTTTAAACCTCTAATTTTTGATTACTTGTTTTAAAATCTTTTTTTCTCATTACAGTTTTAGCCACAAGATCAAGCATACCTGAGCGATCAATATTAAGAACAAAAGGCATATTGATGTCCGTTTCCATGTCATGGATAACCGCTTGAGCCTTAGCACCCATCTTCGGAATTTTCTTACCATATTTTTTATAACTTAATCTGAATAGTCTTATTAGTTCGGCAGTAGATATTGGTTTCTTGTTTCGTTCATCGTTTGCTCTGTCAAGAAAGTGTTTGGTAAATTCAACATCTATCCCCACAGCAGCAAATAATTTATCTGCATATTTTTCTACTTGATCTAGATCTCTCTTGGAGATCTCTTCTGAAATGTATTCTTTAAATTTTTTCATCTTCGCCAGGAGTATCTTTTTTGTACTTTTTTACTCTTTGTTTTGTTGCATCCTCAAGAGGCGGATCTTCTTGTATATTAACTTGTTCAAACGCCAATACTGTTCTACCATTACTAGATAGTTTTAAATTTTTAATAGTTTTAAAATAACGCTCAATGCTTCTTATTAAATCTTTATTTGACAACAATCGTACAGAATTTCCCAACCGATTTAAATAATCTTGAATTTGTTGTTTAGTAGGTTTATTAACACCTAATGTAAAAAATTCTTTAAAGGTTTTCATTGTCCGCCTCGTTGTCTTGTTAAATATTCTTCATCTACGTGTTTTATGAATTGTTTCATGTATCTTTGTAGTTCTTCTGCTTCTTCATCATTATCAACAAAATTCATTTTACCTTTGAGTTTCATTTTGTCTTCAATCAATTCTGTGCATTCTGCATATGTAAATCCACGATATGATTCTAAATCACTATGAACTAAAAATACTTCATCCTCTTTACCATACACAGTATTGGTTGAAGCCCAGTATGTGTAAAACTTAGAATCTAACCACTTTGAATAACTCATAATCTCCCTCAATTAATTGCCCTCATTTTTTCTTTTTTATTTGCCATTTTTCTTTATACATCTCAACCTTATCAAAAACCCTAAGATGTTCTAACATAGAACCTACTGGAAGTATATCCTCTTTGAGTTTATGAGAAAGTGTCATAAGATCGCATGGGCCTTTCTTGAGTGTACCAAGAATCTTATCCTCAAAAGAAGTATATTCGTTAAATTTTCTCATGTCTTTTTACCTTACTTTAACATCTTCATTGCAAAGGCTTGAGTTTTCATAAAACCCTCTTTGGATTTTATCATAGTTTCAAACTTCTTTTTGATGTCTGGTTTCTTCATTGCATCATATACTGCAAGCATTGCAGATGCAGTAAAGGTGTCAACTAAGGCTTCTCCTTTATCAAACATAACTGTTTGATGTTGTTTGTCCTTAACAATCATTCTCAAAGTCTCTACTTTTGCAGGATATGCAGTACCTTTTTCAGCAAGTTTGACTTTTTCTGTTTCTTTTCCTAAAAACTCTTTTAAGGTTTTCATGTTACTTGTCCTCTAATTGATAATTGAATGCTTTTGTGTGACTTTTTGCTGGTTTTGCCATAGGTCTTAACCAAACATGAATCATATTTTCACCAGTAGGTGAAGGAAATTTAAAAGTTGGTTTTTCCTTTTTCATCTTATGATCATCGGTGGCATTTACAGGAAACTTTGCAAGTTTCCTTTTCTTGATTTCATCACTAACGTATTTGTCAAGTTTTTGTTGATAACTATATTCTTTAAATGTCTTCATGTTTCTTTTCTCCTACTGGCCAATTAGTACAGTATGGATGTTCTGGTACATTTTTCTTTTCCATCTTTGGTATTGGTAAAATGTTCTGAAGAGTCTCTTCCGTTGATTCTTCCTTATCAACAACATCTTCTTTATGATCTACTTTAGAGAGCGGACTTTTACTATCCATCCTTTGTAACCATCTTTTGTTTTGTATTGTAAAACTGTATCAATCGCATAATCTTTTTTAACTTGATGTACTAACGATCTGTTTATTTTTATAGTCTTTGATTGCTGCTTTGATCGCATCTTCTGCTAGTACCGAACAATGTATTTTTACTGGAGGCAAGGATAACTCTTTTACAATCTCTGTATTATTAATCTCCATTGCCTCATCTAATTTCTTATTTTTTACCCATTCCGTTGCAAGTGATGATGCCGCAATTGCAGAACCACAACCGAATGTCTTGAACTTCGCATCTTCTATTACACCAGTTTCCTCATTAACTTGGATCTGTAGTTTCATTACATCACCGCACTCAGGAGCACCCACCAGACCAGTACCGATAGAGCTGTCACTACTATCCATACTGCCAACATTTTTTGGTTTTTCGTAATGCTCAACAACCTTCTCCGAATATGACATTAATCTTCATCCCAAGGCAATAAATCATGAACACCTTGTTCTGCTAAAAATACTCTGTTCTTCCAATGTTCATCTTTTACATCATCTTTGTTTTGACCAGTATAACCTACAGCATGACCATTCTCACATAACCACTTGTTTACGTTTGTCCAACCACCAAATTCATGACCATCTTCTGTACAGTTGATCCAAATCTCCCCCAAGATTCTACCGAACTTTCCTCTTGAATCTGCTTCTGGGCATCTAACTTGAATTTCAATATCATCTCTGTCATCCATAACTGCCCAATGTACCCATGAGGATAATGCGGCCTTGGATAACTTACCATAGATTTTTTCATTCTTGTGTCGTGTTCTTGATTCTGGTGTATCAATTCCTAGTAAACGAATTCTTCCACAAAACCTTACATCAAATCCTAAATCAATTACTGCATCAAGTGTATCACCATCAACAATCTTTTCTATTGCAGTTATGCTGTAAATGAATTCACAAGGTTCTTCGTTAATATATTCGGCCACTTCATCCTTTCTATATCGCTGCGACTAATTCCTCATCACAACCACATGGGTTATCAGTTGTGCATTCACAGGGATCACAAGTACAATCTTCGCATTTGCATTCTTCGTTATTACACATTTTATTTGTCCTTTGGTTTATTCATGGATCTTCTTCGTTCCACATCTTGTTTCTTTTTATCTTTTATCAATCGTTTTGCCATTTTCATAATCACTCCTGCTTTTTTCTTAACTATATCAGAAATCTTTCCACGCTCTCCATAACTTAACTCCGATTTACTTTTTGTTTTAAGTTTTGGATAATACTTTTTGACAATTTTCGCAATTGCAGCTTTTCTTGCACGAACTGCAAGCACTGCCGCAGATGCAGCCTTCTTTAATGAGATTAATCTTTTCTTAATGAATCCTGGCTTCTTTGCTTGCAATCTCATTCGGAGAGCCATTTTTCTGCGAGTTGCAGGATCTAACCCATGTCCACCCCCCGGCTTAGGTTTCTTTTTAAATGGATTTTTTAAAGAAAATTCGTTCAATGATTCTGGAATACCTACTGTTTCTCTAATTAATGAGAACTCATACAATTCGTCATCTGTAAGGAATTCACTTACTTCTTGAACTTCTTTTATTAATTGTGATATTTCTGCTTTTGATTCTTCTTGAATTTCTTCTTGAATTTTCATATTCATTCCTTTTGCTACTGCATTGTACAAATTGTGACAATCTTTTTCTGATGTTCCAGCAGGTAATCCCATTTTAAATACCTCATAATCTCCATCCTTAACTGCGCCTCTCATCTTTGATGCAGACATACCTTCAACCCCCTCTGCATCTGGATCTCTTTCTCCTGCTGAAATGACTTCTATTTGTTCAAAGTCATAGAAACCATGTTTATTTTTTTCTCCATTATATTGATTTAATATCTTATTGAAATCTTGAACACGATCACTTCCGACAACCATTACCAACTTATTCCACCTACCCATATCATATAATTGAACTGCGACTTCTAATGCATTCCTTGCTTTTGATTTGATAAATGCTCTTCTGTGTTTTGGAAAAATCAGTTTCATGAAAACCAATTTCTGATCATGTTTGAGAGGATTTTTCTTTGAATCGTGAGATTGACTCATGAACACAAAATAATCACCTCTCTGTGTTGATGCGGTATTCTCCACAACTTTAATAAGTTTTTCATGGCCGATTGTTGGGGGATTGAACCGACCAAAAGTGAATACCGCTGTTCCTCCCTTTACTTCTTTAATTAAATTTTCGTAACTTTTCTTTCCTATCATTTTGCCCAATTCTTTGCAGCGGTAAAGTTTGCTTGTGAGAATTCAAGACGATCTACCAATTTAACTGCATCTCCCATTTGGTCTATTGCAACAAAACCCTCTGGTGCAGTTACACGATAACCATTGTCTGTACGAATGAATGTGTCCATAACCCCTCTTGCTTTTTCCAATTTACGAATTATCATATTCTTCGCATCTGTCAAGAGGTTTTGCATATCAAATATTGTTTTAAGATTCCCCTTGTTGGAAGTAAGGAAACTTATTAATTCATCTTTAATCTTTTGTTTTGCTTCTTTTGTTTTGAGGGTCTTTACACTATCTATGTTTTTTTGCATTTTGACACCTACATATTTAATCAATTCTTGCGAATGTTTAGAAGTATTGGAAATCTTCTGGCCTTCTCTAACCTTCACATTATTAAATGTTTTTATCAGAAGCACCACATCCTGTCTGGACATTAATTGTTTTGTGAAGTGTGTATTGAACTTGCTAAATGTTTTTCCTGCCTGAGACAGAACTGAGGTAATTGTAGAGGTTTCTGCTTTATTGAAATTGATTGTTCCAGATGTATCTTTATAGTCTGCATCCGTAAACCAGACATCGTTTGTCTTCGTGAGTCCTTTTATATTAGTATTGAAAGACGCCCGCATGGATTGTAACGTGTCTCCTGAGTAAGTGGTATGCCAGACAATACCCATTTTCGCTTTTTTGATTTTATCGGAACTTTCCTTTGGAACTGCGTATACGATTGTGTTGGGCTGGAAGGTGAGATACGATTTACCATCTATTGTCTCCGTTGAAAGATCATCTTGTGTAAACATCATATCTCCCTGTAGGACATCCGTTATTCCTAACTTTGGAAGATACTTGAGTGCAATT